GTCAAATGTAGAAAAGTCCATATCAATGAAGAAACCAAATTTCTTCAAACGAATAGCCAATTCAGTCCAGGCTTTTGAACCAGCATTCATGCCACCATAACATTCGGACATGTGAGGGTTAGTCATCAAAACCATAATAATTGGCATCACGTAACACCTCAACAGTAGGTTATAATGAAAGTCTGAAACGCCAAATAATCTAATTTTAAAAGCTTTCAATTTGGATAATTTGCGCACCTCATCTTTCACACGAAAATCTAGAAGTAAAGTCGGCAAAACACCTTCTTTCAAAGAATTCAACAATTTCTTCAACATTTCTAGGAAAGCTGGCTTCAGACGATAAAGAGGCGGTTCGGTATCCGGAATCAAATCGAATAGATCATTCTTGTTATTACAACCCAATTCTTTCAGAGTTCGTCCAACTGAAGTAGAAAAAGGAACTTTATCGATTCCAATTTTCTGCTTTCCAAAAAGACCGTCTTCTACAGGCAATGGGCAAAGATCAATTTTCTGAGCTTCAATCAAACCAGGAGGAATTGCATCATTCAAATACCCAACCATACAACTCTCAAAAATTGTACGTGGCACTTCATTGACTGCTGAAACATTCCGAAAGGTTTCTAAGAAAATTGTATCATACTCTCCGGTGGAATCTATTCCTCTAAGATCTCGAGGAGGTCCATACTCTTCGCTCAAACGTGGAGCGAAATCATCATAAAACTTCGTGCGAATGATTTTGGAATGGAAAGTTTGTCCCGCTTTCTTCAAAGTTCCGACTGGAATCAAACCTGGCATTATTAGACCAGTAAAATTTCTAACGTCGGCATTCGGAGAAAGTGGACCAATATCAAGACCAAGCATCTCTATCTTATGCGAATGAACTTCAGGATAAATGCATTTCTTGGCTGCATTTATGAAATGCTTTCTGGTAATAATAGAAGCGGCAATAACATTAGTTTTGGTTCCATAGATTCGATTGATTCGTTCAGTACCAGCAAAAATGAATCCGCCTATGCACCAACCTTTCGGTGTGTTCAACAAAATAGCATTTCCACAATCGCCTGGTAAACCAACACCTTCGAAGATCAAAGCTGGATAAACAACTCCATCCGATGGACAATTTAAAGTTGAAAGCTCACCCAATATTTGTTGTTCATGCAAAGTATCAAACAAATCGACCGTTCCTTTACCAGGATCAATAACTAAATGATCAGAAAGATTAACGAC